ACCTTTGCACTGGCATGATTATGTGGAAATATACACCCCCCTGGCATGAGTAGGCTGATCTCTGGTTTATGATAGAAATCGGCTCGATTCTTTAGAAATGAATTCAGTATTGGAAAGTCTTTGGCGTTTGGCGTAGCGTAATACCGAAAAATTTCGTTTGTTTTCTCTAATTTTTGCGATTTTTTATTCCATACCATTTCGTATCGTGGCCTTGTGATTGGCCGCCATGGCTCTTTCTTATAGGAATTATATTTCTCGCACTCAGCAAGCATTTCTTTCGAAAAATTTACATGTTCGAAGTGTATTGCAGATTCATGGCCATTTGTAGACCATTTATCGATTGTTTGCCAAAATGTGTCGATCATAAATCAGTCTATCTCGGAATGATATGCAAATCGTCCTTGTGGATTTACTGGTACTGTAAAATCAAGGCCGATTCTCGATTTATTTGTGGTTATTTCACTGGCACTATGTGTGACTCGTGGATTAAATACGACAAATGTGCCGGGCACCATAGGAATGGCTTCATCTCCGTGAAGAAAGAGTCCACCGTCCGAAGAATCCCAATCACTGTTTAGCAAACCGAAAATCTTGATGTGATCTAGGTCATTTACGTGATCTGTGTGAGGATTATCCAGGCGATTTTTATCCTTGATTGATATGCCTGCATAGGTGATCTCTGGTGAAAATAAATCCGAGCGCTTATTATATAACAGAATAAGCAGGCCCATGGCCATGCCGGCCAGTAGTGGCTGGCGAGCGTCTCCGTCAATTATATCCATTTTCAGATGTTTGTCAGGATGATTTTGTGGATATTTCATATGCCATGCCTCGCTGTTCATGGCTGTGTATTTCATCATGTCGAGGTATTGTAGTGGTATTCCACTTTCGATGATCTCAAGCATAGGTCAAATAGCCTCCTATAATATACTTAGGGCCCGAAATGGGCTTATGTCCGATATGTGGATGAGTCCACAGTGGGGGAAAAAGCAACATGGAGCCTTCTCTTGGCTCATAGGTCTTTGAAAAAATTTCTGTCTCGCCTCCAATCGCAACGTCATTGAGATAAAGAAAGCACACCAGAAAGCGATTCATGGTGTTTCTATCCAGTACGTCCACATGGGCAGGAAATGACTCATTGGCGCCAGGCATGTATCGTTTTATCTTTGGTGGTTCAAATCCCATGGCGTTTGGCCATTGAAAGGCTTCTATGCCACAGTCTTTTTTGTATTCTTCAATTGTGGGCATGATGTAATTGACCAGTTCGTTGGCGACTGTTTTCCATCGTGTGTCGGGACTGTGCAACATATTGATTTGTGTCAGAGTTTCATTGCTTCCACAGTCCTGTATTTGATGTTGCTCCACATCATCCTCAAATAGTTCTATCTGGGCTTCGCACCAATTCCTCGGTGCAACTTCCTCGTACAGGCGTACCAGATTTTCCATTATACTTTCCATCCTTCACCCATATTTGTTCTATCAAATACGGGCTCCGCAAATTCTTCCTGATTTGCGTCCACCAAGTCTTCCTGTTCTTTCTGTTTTACGTCATACAGTTTCATTCTTGCACGATCAAGGCCCAGCACAAATCTCTTGTTGACATTGGGATCATTGTAACGATTTTTGAGTTGTTTTACACATATCTGATTGAGGTCATCTAGTTCATCGTTAGTGAGCAACGCAAACATGAAGTCAGCCGTGGCAGGCAGACCAAAACTTTCTGCTGTATCCTCAAGTCCAACGTCACTGGATACGAATCCTGTTCTTGTTGTCTGTGTCGCCGACATAATCGGGACGTTTGTCTCAACTGCAAGTCCTCGAAGTTCTTCTGCGATTGATTTGATCATCGTATAGCTGTTGACATTTGATGATCCTTTGAATCTTGTACTCGCACAAATGTTCAGATAATCAATGAATATAATCTCTGGACGAAAACTCTTCTTGATGGCCAGTTCCTTGATCAGTCCACGAAAATGAGCACAATGGGCTGAAGCGGTAGGATATTCCTTGATGATCAGTTGACCAGATGTAGATTTTCGAATGTTGTCGATCTTACTCTCAAACATGGCCTTGGGTAGTGTATGCAAATCATCTATTGTGACGTTCATGAGATTGGCGTCTATGCGCTCTGCAATACGTTCCTCTGCCATTTCCAGTGTGATATACAGGACGTTCTTTCCCTGACTGAGACAGTTGGCAGCCATGTGACACATGAACAGCGATTTACCCACACCAGTACCAGCGAGAGCAATGTTCAGTGTCTTGGGTGGTAGGCCACCCTTGGTTATTCGATTGAAGTAGTCGAGGTCAAAGGGAATTCTTGTTTCGGTTCGATGGTAATAGTCAAATCGGGCATCTGAATCATGCACATAATCGTGGCCAACGTGATTATCAAAACCCACAGCAAGGGCGTCTGAGAGAATGCTCGGTATTGCAGATACATCTGCGTCCTTAGATTTTCCGTCAATGATTTGTATGCCTTCGATAATTGCATTGTATACCGCCTTGTCTTTGCAAAATTGTTCGGTTGAATCCACCAACCAATCATAGTCAACTTTCTCTGTGGATAGAGTTTTGATCACATCGATCACACGCCGAAAATCCTCTTCGTTGAGGTCTTTTCGATTCTGCACTTCCACCTCAAGCGAGGTTTGAGTGGGAATCTTTTGATATTTGTCTGTAAAAGCTTTGATCTCTTCAAATACAAGTCTTTCTGCACGATCAGAAAAGTAGTCTGCCCGCATATGTGGAATCACCTTGCGAGCGTAGTCCTCATTTGATATCAGCGAGGATAGAGCTGTTCGTTCAATTGTCTGTGTCACGTTGTTCCTCATTCGTAATGATATCCACCAGAATATCACCAATTAGCGTAAAAAATGCTTCACCAAAATGTTCTTGTCCTAGTCCATTTGAATCAACTATATCATACTCAAATCGAAAAGGCAAGTCACCTTCTTCAGTCATTTCTTCTGTCTGGGGTATGGAAACCTTACCATATCGATACACCACTCCCTGATAGAAACCAGCCTTCTCTGTCAGGCCAATGCACTGCCATTGTTTTGACTCATCTGTTACATACGTGTATTTTTCTCTTATCATTTTTTCACCATCACTAAATGTGTCCTATCAGGCCCACAGTTAGCTACCGTGTGAGCTACGGTTGTATTCACCTCATAGACATAACCATCGGCAGGAATGTGATACAACTCTTTTCGATCCTGTATGAGGCCCTTCTTGGGAAATATAAAATATGCGTGTTTATGAGTATCAAGTGCCATATGATATCGCTTGGCCTTATCTTTATGCACGCTGTATGTGGTATGCATATTCTTACGCATCAAGCGACTGCGAACTGCATCGAAATCTTTTATTATCTGGGATAATATTGTACCCTCATAAAGAGGTAGCAATTGAGAAAAGTCACGCTCTGATACGTCTGGGCGGTCTTTTAGTGACCCACAGGCGTCTTCATATGAGCCATCACCTCTATGCTGTAGGGCTGTTTGTTGAGAACCATCGGCATCAGGTTTCCAACTAATATTTAAGTTAGATAACTCCCATTGAAGTTGATCTATGTCATATTTGCGGTTTGTTCTGCTTATCAAGCTCATTTCTTAATTTCTCACTGTTCACACAATAAAATGTACTTCCCTCAAATGATGGCTCTGAAAACTGTTGAGATAGATACAATTGCAACCCTAACTGATTTTCCATAACGTATTCTACACAGGCCCGTTTTGTCTCGAACTGTGGTTTTGAAAATATATAGAAGTCTGAGGGACTCCACATAGCGATAAGAACAATCATTGCCTTAGATACCAAAACTTTCTCCACACCCACATGAACTAGCAGCTGTAGGATTTCTTACGGTGAGAAAACTCCCACCTAATTCGGTAACATAGTCTATCTCACTTCCTATAACATACATCTCTGCCACTGGATCAAGAACCAAAACATCCTCTATGGGGTCAGACCATGCTACATCAGGCAAGTTCTTTTGAAAATCCCATACATATTGGAATCCAGAACAACCCCCACCTTTTACACCGAGGGTCACATAGTCTCCGTTTGAGACACTTTTAAGGTAGTCTCTGGCTCTACTAGTTATTGTCACCATTGAAATATTTATTCCCTCTGGCACCTCTAAGTAGAGATTCTACCACTACAGTCCAGAAATTTTTAGCCCACTGGCTTGTTGAGGTGTCCCTCATCGCAACTGCTGAGGCAATCCTTTTCTCTATTAATTCTGTCAATTTCTTCATACTCCTTAATTCGATCAATCATCTTCAGAAAAACACCGAGCATATCATTCATCTTTTGAGATTCACTCGGCTTGGAATTTGTGGGTATGCACAAGACTTTAACTTTTTTGTCTTGTTTCAGAATGGCATTTCTCGCCTCCAGACAAGAGTCCATACTGGACATCTCTGTATTGATACCCATACTCGCAATCACTAACAATGCTTTAATCATTATGCAGCCTCCTTGTACTTGTCGTACCAGTATTTAGAGGAATTGCGTAATTCCTCGTTTGCCTCACGAACATACTCAAGCAGATCGGTGATCACACCAGCCTGTTTTTCAGCCCAATCATCACCACGATTTGCAATCTGGTCTATGATCTCTTGAACATAATCGATTGAAGGACACGTATTGCCAGGCACCGCCGGTGCTTTTGCTTTTGCAGCCTCAATCTTTACTCGTTTTGCACTCTTAGGCATTAGACTTTACTCCAACCCATTTTTTCGCAAACATACTTATCAGTACCTATTAGTACCATATCACTTACCATAGTAGACCTACAGCCTTCACCATCAAACATTTTGGTAACTTCCTTGTTGTTCCACCAAGCATCATCGATGCTGTTGGTTTTCATGAAAGCGAACTCCAACTTCTCGTCCACAGTCATAGTGCCAGGGCACTCGACAAAGGCGACAGTGTTAGCACCACCAGGCCCGTTGTCATGTATCACGGCAACTTTTTCAGCCCCCTCAAGGATTTTTAATAACGCTTCAGTTTTTTTGTTCATTAGAATACTACCAAACAGAACCATCCGGCTCCAAACAAAGTTAACATAAAGGTTGTACCTACAACCCACTCCAAAATCTTTTTACCCAGCGGCATAGTAAGCCTCCTCAGTGTAATAACCAATAGGGGAAAGTCCTCTTTCAGGCAACAACTCTAAAGTACACACTTCAGAGGTCATCATTTTAGTGATTGAACCGTTTTCCCACTTCACATCAATGCCGTAACCACCCATCAATTTGGTCTTCTTGTCAACCTTGACAATCTCACCAAACCAAAGCGATATTCCAGCACCGAAATTTCCAATGATTTTTGTTCCTATTTCCATAACTTTCCTTTTCTCAGTTTACTACTAAAGCTACCATATGGGGCAAGCATTGTCAAGCAAAAAATGGCGATTATCCAGCGCCAGTCCACCTGATTTCGTAACCACCCTCAAGGACGTTACCTCTTGCGAAGTTTCTGGCAGGAGCAGCCCAACCAGCAGCCTTTAAAATATCACCTTTTTTGAACTTCTTGTCAGTATCAGTTTTGACAATAAATCCCTTTACACCACCCTTCTCAGCGAAGATTCTGATGTATTTGGGGCCAACCGTGAACGTCAAACTCTCACAGAACTCCTCATACATTTTCTTTCTAATCGGGTCATTCGTCAGCCTATCATCCAATCTATTGCCCCACTTAAAATAGGACTCTTTTAGTGCCTCAACAAACTTTTCAGCACCAGCCTCAACGGTTTTTTCACCTTTTGCGACAAATATATTCATTATGCAGCCTCCACCTTTTCTTCCCATTCCTTATAGACAATCCACGCATCTACTGTACTATTTTTGAGTGCAGTGGGGTTTCTTTCAATAAAAACCAATAATTCCTCAAAAGTCATCCCAAGAAACAATGCTTGTTTTGACAAAACCTTACTAGCAGTTCCTAGTCTGCAATTTGGAGCACCTTTTAATCTCATAATCTTCCTTTCTTTCTCGATTATATTACTAGTATAGACTATATTGGGGGCCATGTCAAGCAAAATCGAGCGATATTATGTGACATTTTTATCACAGCTGAGGCCCTAAATAAGCATGATGTTTAATAAGTTTCCTGAGTTTATCACGGGCGATACCCGATATCATGATCCGAATGATCCTACCACCAACTCCAAAGAAACCCCTAGAGGTCAACTTATAACATTTGAGAAGTCTGAAAGAAAACATAGTGATATGTTGCCACCAGATATATGTGAGAATAGTAACGTCCTAGACCTCGGAAGTTGTGTGAGTGCCAGTGGTGCATGGGTATTAGAACATGGAGCTATGTTCTACACTGGTGTTGAGATATCCAAACACAATTACGATATTGCAACCAAAAACTTACAAAAATACTTTACCCCTTCTATGTGGACACTATACAACCAACCTGTTTTAGAATGGTTTGACGAACTTCATGAGCCATATGATGTTGTGTTCGCTGGAGGCATATTATATGCACATGAGGATCAAATGGACTTTCTGACCAAATGTGCAAATCTTACCAAAAAATACCTAATAATAGAGACTATGGATACAAGCCCCATCGACACAGATGTTCCCTTATCTGTTTATAGGAAGATTAATAAGATGAAAACTGGTAGTGGGGATCATGCATGGGTAAGATGCAGTAACATACCCTTTATAGATATGGTGTTATCTCCGTTGGGATTTGAGTTGCATAAGAAAATTATGTACCCACAACACAAAAGATTTGCGGTGGTGTATTCTAGAATCCTTTAGGCGCCTTGGTTATGCCACGGGCTTTCATTTCCATCTCAACCCATTGTTTGGCGACAGGAGATTTGACAGGCTTTCTGAGAAGGCCTCTAATCTGTTTGAATACCATAACAAACACATCCTCACCAGCATCGTTATTGTCCACAATGATCAGATTGCCTTTGAAATGTTGACTGAATTTACCAAGGTTGTTCTGTACATCTTTCCACGAATCCACCACTATAGGCTCTGGCACACTACGAGAGCGAGCTGCGTTACGTTCTAGTGCAACGTCCAGAGAAGTATTGACAAAAATCATGTGTGTGTCGTAACCAATTTGTCTTAGGCCAATCGACTGTTTGACTATCTTTCCGTATTCCTTGCCAGTGCCATCAATGAGTAAACCCATACGCCCTGCAATCAGGCCTTCTTTCTTTCTACTGGTCACTGCTTTTGCACGCTTACGAACAACATCTCTCGCTTCTGTCTCATCCTTCGGCATCTTCGCAGACAGGCCCTCTTTCGCTAACATAGTTTCGAAAGCATCATCAGAGTTAACAGTTACAAGGCCAGTTCCGCCGGTGGTTTTTCCAGCAACGTATGATTTACCACTGCCAGGGCCACCGGCAAGGAAAAAGGCCTTAAATATATTGGGGTCTTGGAGCCCCTCTAGTAATGCGTTGTATGTTTTCATTGGGTAGTCGCCCCATTCCTTTTTTATATCCAGACATTTCTAATATATATTTATCATCTTCGGTGAGTTCAGGCATTTCTGATCGTGCCTTAGTTTGAAAGTTCATTTTCTTGATTCGATTCTTGGTCTTAGCCATTTTATCTTCCTTTCGAAGTTTTCTTTGTTGGATATTTTTATTTTTAGGGATGGTTGCGTTCTCCTTTCTAAGCTAGTTCATCTTGGTAAATTACAGGTAAAAGTCTTCTACCAAGGGGTCTTCTTCAAAAAATGTGTCGTCTACATCTTGAGGCAGTTCGTCTACAAACTCTAGTTCTTCCTCTACACAATCCTTTACGCACCGCATAAACATCATGTGTGTTGGGCCATTTGCACCATCTGGTAGAAAATTGTGATGTATTGCTTCAACTAGAAATGGGCCCTGATAAAATCTATTCAGAGCGCTCTGATCAGGTTGTTTAGACCCTGATGGCCGAGGAATGTTAACAGTCACCACTTGTCCCGCTCTCATGTAAGTGTGACCAAGAACAGTCATGTCTAGAACGTATCCATTTTTTAGTGATTCGTCAAAAGCTTTGCCTGCCAATAACCATCTCTGGTGGTTAGGTGCCTGAAACGCATATTTACCATCGCCAGTTGTTAGACTGGCATCTGTACCTGTGGCCTGATCTTTAAAAGATACTGAAGTAACATACTTGGCGATAGATGTTGAACCCAAATTGCTTCCGTCTTGATCATATGCCGTCTTACTATACATTGAATTAGCACCTTTACCATGATATGTATTAATCGTGAAATTTTGAGCCTCTGGTTCAAATTGGTCAAAGTAGTTAAAATTGGTAGTTATGATATCTTTATTGAATATGTCATGCACCGTTAATTCAGAGGAGAACTGACCGTTCACAGTTCCACTCATTGTGTCTGGATTTCTGTTTATGTTATGATCTCTTATTCTAGCAAATTCTGCTATATGGTTTGGCCGGCCGTCTAATGTAGTTTCGTTTTCAACAATTGTATATTGTTGCTCTGCGTCATCAGCGTACATCGATTGTATGGAGCGAAAATGAAACCCTGTTAGTGTCTCGAAAAATCTGTATGTAGGTTGACCATTTTCTTTGGAAACAGCTTCCCTCTTACATTGAAGTATAATATCAATTGGAGTTTTTTCGTTAGCAATTATTTTCTTAATTCCAGAGGATTCCTCCACAAACACAGTTTTTTTAGTTTTGAGGTCACTCTTCAACATTTGTTTAGCTATGTCAGAATATGTCCCTGTAAGAATCCTATCAACAATAGTTCTATTGTTTCTAATACCTTCCATAGATATAAAATCTACTGATACCGCTTGCACATTTGGATTTATACTCTTAACGGAATTAACTTTGTTGATATAGAATTGTCTGTCTATAATTTTTTCTTCACCAAAAGCACCACCCGATGTAATTGATGGTGTGCGAATTTTCAGGCGCAGAATTTCTTGGCCTATGATGGGCATGGTGTTAGTTAGGCCAAAGTTGTCGGTGAACACCAGACTGCCTTGAAGAAGTGGTGAATTGATGTCCTCGTATATGTCGATCTGCATCATTTCTTTACTAACATCAACCCTAGAATCACCACAGGCAACGATCTCACACTTCTCTAAAATAAACTCACCAGCATAGCTCATTCCTTCTGACATTAGATATCACTTTCGTTTATCATTTCTTGAAATTCTTCTACCACTTGAGGTACGTAAATAGGATCAAGCAAACGTATTTGTCTTTTCTTGTTTTGTTCTTCTTCTTCAAACTCTAAATTTGTTACAGCTGTGGCCGTAGGATAATCTGCATTGGAAGTTCCCACATCAATTTTAAGAGTCGTATCACCAGACGTTTGACTAATTTCATAATGATGTACAGCGTTAGGGTTGTCGTATTTGTCTCGCACGTATGAAAGAAACTGGTTAGTGTTCATGGGCCAATCGTGAAAACGATTTACAATATCATTGGTCATACAAACTATCCAGTGCAATTCTGCATCACCATATAATTTGTGAGCGATCATTTCTGGTGTCTCCCCCTCTCTCACATCATATGTATCAAACATCATTGTATTTTCTTTTACTTTCGCACGAAGGGCAACACGGCGCAAAAGATTAGTAACAATCTTTGGCTCTCCACCCTTTACGGATGAAAATTGTATTAAAGGAAAGTTATTAAAATACATTAGTATCCTTCCTCAATACGCTCTTGACTCATCAACTCTATTTCGTGGAACGATAAAGTCAAAGTAGTTTTTTGTGGGGGTGGGCCCTCTCCACCACCTGTGTACCCCTTGCGAGTATTTGTGGTGGTTGATTCGTATGTCTTATATCTATCGCTTCCGTAATCAACAGTAACGTCCATTAGATAAGAGGATGAAACTCTATTCAAAAATGGGTTGCGTTTTCCTTTGTGATGATACTCAATATCAAAGATATTCGGAACTTGCATAATCTTACCATTAAACTTGGCGTCAAGTTTCATATTAAACGGTCTGCCAACATTCATTTTGTCAACATATTTGGGCATCATGTTCTTTTTAAATGCAAATACAATCTCTTCAACAATCTGTGCCTCTTGTTCACTCTTAGGAATAAAAGTAAACGTGTACGAGAAGTCTCGGCGTTTCACGCCCTCAAATTGGAGTTCTATCTTGTTTGATATGGCCAAACCAGATGCAATCTGTGCCATAGCTCTTGCGCCGGATACCATGTTTCCAACCTTCTTAACCGCAGCTGCAGCTAATCCTGCTGCCAAGGTGCCACCACCAGCTCCCAAAGCTTGCCCCAATCCCTGACCACTAGACAACGCATTGTATACATCAGCAGCGCCCTGTGCAAATGCACCAATCTCTTGTTCTGTATAAAGTGTTGTATATTGAACCTTTACGGATGGAGGCATATACAAAGCGATAGCCTGATCCATCTTTTTCATAGGGGGTCTTTTCATAGTAAGAGATTTACCAGCACCCTTTCCTGATTGCATGGCCATAGGCGAAGTATCAGAGTTTTTTAAATCTCTCCTAAGTTTCTCTACATCAGCTTTGCCTGTGGTAGCTGCAGATAACCCTGCCCGGCCGATAGATTCAGCTTTCTTCAGAAGTTTAGCATCATCAATCTCATATATGTAAAAAATGATGTAGTGACCTTGTTGTGGGTCTTCCTCCACATTGATAGGATATGTAAGATTCTTTGAAGTGGTAGAACTAAAATTATTGCCTTGTGAAAGCCTCTGTAAAAAAGAGGCACCACTACTTGATCCAGATTTAGTGAAGGATGAAACTTTTGATGCTACCCCTGTAGCAACTTTATTTTTAAGAGTGTTGAGTAATACGGCCATGTCTAAATATTCCTTATACAGAACTATTTATGCACCATGAGCTACAAAGGCAGATACAAACCACAAAATCCCCGAAAATATACGGGCGATCCATATAACGTCATCTATCGTTCCCTCTGGGAACGGAAGTTTATGGTGTATTGTGATACCAGTGTCAACATCATTGAATGGGGCAGTGAAGAGATCATTATACCCTATTTATCACCTTGGGATGGTAGATTACATCGTTACTTTCCTGATTTTTACATAAAAGTTCGACAATCAGATGGAAGCCTCAAGAAAATGATTATTGAGGTAAAACCTAAAAAACAGTGCTCTCCACCCAAAGAACCTAAACGTAAGACCAAAAGGTATCTTGGTGAGGTTAAAACATGGGGTATTAATGAGGCCAAATGGAAATATGCAACTGAATGGTGCAACAAAAATGGTATGGAGTTTAAAATTCTGAACGAGGATCATCTAGGTATTTCGTATAAATAGAGGCATGGCACAAAGTAAGTTCATACAAGCAGTAAAAGACGAGGCAAAAGGCCGTCCACGATCTACTCAATGGTACAGAGATAAGATCAAGGAGTTTGGCACGCCTACATCTTTAGACTTGATAAGGGACGGTAAACGGGACAGTAAGCCATTTTATGGTAAGTTGAATATGTTCGTATATGACCCAAAGTTCAAAAAGAAACTACCGTACTACGATACGTTTCCTCTTGTTTTACCTTTAGAAACTTACCCTGATGGGTTTCTGGGAATCAACTTTCATTATCTACCGATACCCCTACGAGTCAAACTATTAGATAGACTAGTAGACTTTTCTAACAACACAAAATTTGATGAGTCAACTAGGCTGGTTGTGGACTATAGTCAACTCAAAAATATTAACATAGTCAAACCCACCATACACAAATATCTGGCAGGACAACTTAAATCACAGTTTCGAAGAATTGATGCAGACGAATTTACTATTGCAACATTGTTGCCTGTACAGAGATTTAAGAAGGCTTCAGCTTCTGCGGTTTGGAAAGAATCAAGGGCGATGGTCTAATGGCAAATTTTATAGAAGGCACAGCGTTTGGCGTACTCAATGATGTTTTATCTGCATTTCGATCTAATGAGGGATATGCCCTACCAAGCAGATATGAAGTTCTTATTTACCCGCCTGCACCAAAGACAGGTGGTAGTCTATTAAACGTATTCAGTGGACTACGTGCTACTAATGAAGAATCTAGAAATGTATCTTTACGTTGCGAAAGCGTACAGTTGCCTGGCAGAACCGTAACATCAAGTCCAGACAATAACATATATGGCCCTGTAAGAGAGATTGCAAATGAAGTAACATATTCAAATGAACTGGTAATGACATTTCAAGCAAGTTCTGGTCTAGAAGAGAGAATATTCTTTGAACAGTGGCAACAAAAATGTTTTAATCCAGAAACATGGAATGTCGGATATTACAGTGAGTATGTGGGTTCAGCTGACGTATACTTGCTGGACGTAAATAACCAAAGACGATATGGATTGAAGATACACGAAATGTGGCCAAAAACTGTTGCGGCTACAGACTTGACAGCAGCGAGGGCTACAGACATTATCAAGAACTCAATTACGTTTGCTTTTAGAACGTGGAGTTCACTTGATATTGATCAAACACCACCTAGCATCGCTGATAAAATTACTCAAACGGTGGTAAACTCTGTGGAGAGAAATATCACAGCAAATATACCTGCTGTGTTGCGAAAATTATAAGGATGAAAAATTATGGCACTACCAAAGCTAAACACGGTATCGTATGACTTGGAACTACCGTCAACTGGTGAAACTGTTAAATTTAGGCCCTTTCTGGTCAAAGAACAGAAGAACCTTTTAATTGCTCAGGAGTCAGAAGACGATAAGGTGATTGAAAATGCGTTTGCACAGATTATTACAGACTGTACAAATGGCGAAATTGATCCATATCAGTATCCTCTGTTTGATATTGAATATCTGTTTTTACAGATGCGAGCAAAGTCAGTTGGTGAGAAGTCAACGATTATGATGACAGCAGAAGACGATGGTGAAACAAAAGTACCAGTAGAGATTGATTTGTCAAAAGTATCTGTGAAGACAGAAGTTGGCCATTCAAATGAGGTACAATTGACAGACGATATTAGAATGGTTATGGGATATCCCACTTTATCGGATATGGCCATGCCAAACGATGCACAGACAGAGGTTGAAAGAATTTTTGTTATGATTAAAAGATGCGTTATGGAAATTCATGATGGCGAAGAGATACATAACAGAGTTGATATAAGTGACAAAGAGCTAGACGAGTTTTTAGAAAATATGTCTACAGAAATGTTTGAAAAGCTCTCTGCATTTTTTGAAACTATGCCTAAGTTGAAACATGTGGTTAAATTTACGAACCCTAAAACAAAGGCAAAAAATGAGGTAAACATTGAGGGACTCCAGAGTTTTTTCGTATAGCCCTTTCTCACGAAACTCTGGTGAACTATTATCAGGCAAACTTC